GATGTTCTCGGCCCTGGAAAAGTTCCGTATTTCAACCGCTTGGCGCGAAAGTATGGGCCGACAAAGGCAATACGCAAGTTTGTCAGTGAAGACGGTTCAGAGTTAACCTTGGATCAGCTCAAGCGCCGCTATCCCAATGGGAAAGCTTCATAGCAGATTTCAACTCACGCTTCCGGGCGAAGAGAAGAAGTCCAAGCCTGCAGCCAAAAAAGCCGCAGCCAAGAAAACAGCAACTAAGGAGGAATCCTGATGCCTCGTTATTCCGGACCTAAAAAGCCCCAGATGACTGCACCCAAAAAGAAAAAGAAAGGAGGCAAGAAAAAGTAGTGGCAAAGAAGCAGCGGCGTGCTCCAAAAGACAAGGCCACTGGGCTGCCAAAAGCGTATCTTTCTGGTGCAAAGAATCGCTCAGCCAAAGCCCGTGAAATAAAGCGGACTGCTGCTGCTTACAAAGCTGGTGAATTTATCGACATCAAAGCTGTTTCTGCATCGAGGACCAAACAAGGTGGCACCAAAAGCAAAACCACTAAACGCCGCAACAAAAAAAACCCTAAAAGGAAAGGCTGAAAAGTCCAAGTTCTTTTATGGGGAGCTGGCTGCGGTTTACCGAAAAGGCCAGGGCGCATACTTGTCGAGCGGATCGCGCAACGTTCCGATGGCGGCATGGGCAATGGGCCGGGTTAACAGCTACATGCGGGGCGATAAGGCACGAACGGCAGATGCTGCGATCTACGCCCGCTACAACAAAAAGCGATGAGCATCCAACGTGGCGGCCATACGTTCGAGGGCTATGACAAGCCGATTAGGACGCCGAATCATCCGAGCGGCAAGTCTCATGCTGTTGTCATTAAAGACAAAGGCAACGACAGGCTTATCAGGTTTGGGATGCAGGGCGCAAAAACAAAGCGTCCGCGCAAGGGTGAATCAGCGGCGGATAAGGCAAAGCGGGCGTCTTTTAAGGCGCGTCATGCGAAAAATATTGCTAAGGGCAAAACAAGCGCGGCGTTTTGGGCGAACAAAGTCAAATGGAGCTGATAACCTTTAGGAGCAAATAAGCCCTACGGGTTGCACATGTCTGAAGAGCAAATTCAAGAGACTACGTCTTCTGAACCTCAAAACAATGCTGAACTTGAATCATTAAAAGGCAGCGTTGAAGCGTTAGAGCGCAAAAACCACGAACTAATTGGCAAGCTAAAAAAGACCAAAACGATTCCTGATGGCGTTGATGTTCAGGAGTTGCTGGACTTCAAAGCTAAGGCGGAACAAGCAGATCTGGAAAAACAAGGCAAGTACGGCGAAGCCCGACAAGCTTTGGAGCAACAGTTCCGTGAGGCGACGGCGGAGAAGGACAAGCGCATTTCTGAACTTGAAGCGCGTGTTCGTGAGCTGGAGCTAATCACGCCTGCTGTCAGTGCTTTGGCTGATGTCGTTCATGACCCTGACTTGATTTTAAAAACCAAGTTGACTAGCGAACAAATCGAGCGCGAGCCTGATGGCACTGTCGTTGTTGTTGATGGCTATCAACGAACGCCTGTCGGTGAATGGGCCAAGACTTTGCCAGCTTGGATGCAAAAGCAACCCAAGCCACAAGGCAGTGGCGCACCATCTGGGCGTGCATCAAGTGATTCTGTTGCTGGTGTCAAAAATCCATTCAGCAAAGAAACGTTCAACCTCACAGAACAATCACGGTTATTTAAAACTGATCGTGACATGTACGAAAGGTTGAAAAACGCAGCCAACCGTTAGTATGTGACCTAATGGCAGGGCTACGCCGCGCCAATCGGGTTACGCCCACACCGTAAACATTCTCTTTTTTTGACAGATGGCGACTCTTAGGAGCGACATCATCATCCCTGAGGTATTTACGCCTTACGTCATTGAGCAAACCACTCAGCGTGATGCCTTCCTGGCAAGCGGTGTGGTGCAGCCAATGGCTGAGCTAAATGCTGCAGAGGGTGGTGGGGACTTTGTTCAAGTTCCTTTTTACAAGGCCAACCTTGCTGGTGACTTTGAAGTTCTTACTGATAGTTCTTCACTGACCCCAGGCAAGATCACTGCAGACAAACAGGTTGCTGCTGTCTTGCACCGTGGTCGTGCTTTCGAGTCACGCGACCTAGCTGCCTTGGCTGCTGGTTCTGATCCGATGGCTGCCATTGGTGCCAAGATTGCTGATTACATTGCCAACCAGCGTCAGAAAGATCTTCTTTCTTGCCTCGGTGGTGTGTTCGGTGCAGTTGGTGACACCGCCAGTGCAGCTTTCATCGGCCTAGCCGTTGATGGCGCATCAGGTGACACCCCAACCGTGCTTGGGCCACGTCAGATTGTTACTGGCAAAGCATTGCTAGGCGATCAAGGCGAAAAGCTTGCTGCGATCTGCGTACACCCCAATGTGTACTACGACCTGATGGAAAGAAGGGCCATCGATTTCATCTACGATGATTCGGGCACTGCTGACACTGCAGCCAGCCAAGGTTCGACTGCAAACGCATTCGGCCAGGTGCAAGTCCCAACATTCATGGGATTGCGCGTGATCGTCTCTGCAGACGTTCAAACAGCAGGTAGCGGTTCATCCACTGAATATGCTTCTTATCTGTTCACCCAAGGTGCAATCGCTTCCGGCGAACAGCTTGGCTTGCAGACAGAAACCGACCGTGACATCCTCGCCAAGAGTGATGCAATGTCGATCGATCTTCATTACGTCTACCACCCGGTAGGTTCGAAGTTCTCCTCTGCTGTTTCAAATCCAACCCGCGCTCAACTTGAGACCGTTGGAAACTGGACGAAGGTTTACGAGACCAACAACATTGGGATCGTGCGGATTACTTCCACTTCTAACCTTGATTGAGGGAGTAATTAACCATGGCATCCATTTTTGAGGCAACAGCGGGCAAACTCATTGGCCCGACAACTGGCGGCACTGTTACCCAGGCCACCAGTAAAGCGACAGGTGTGACTCTGAACGCAGCTTCAGGTCAAATCACCCTTGACGACGCAGCTCTAGCGGCTGCTGCTGAAGTGACCTTTGCGGTTACTAACAGCGAAATTGCAGCTACCGACGTTGTTGTGGTCAACCACAGCTCCGCCGGAACTGCTGGCGCTTATCTCGTTCAAGCCAACACAATTGCTGCTGGCTCGTTCGCGATCACCGTTGCGAACCTGTCTGCAGGTTCACTGGGAGAGGCCATTGTCCTTTCCTTTGTAGCTCTGAAGGGCGCAAGCTCCTGATGGGTTTATTCGCTTTTAGGCGAATGAAGGAACGCGAGGCTGCTGCGCAAGCGGCGGCCTTAGCCCCTGAAAAGCCAAAATCAAAGACTTCTAACGTGAAGCCCGATGGCAGTATCAATCGACGCAACAGCGGGCGGAGCAAGCGCCAACAGCTACATCACGCTGGCTGAGGCTGATGCCTTTGTTGAAGCGATGGTTGAAAGCACTGACGCTGCCAAGTGGACGACAGGCAATGCAGATTCACGAAATCGTGCGTTGACAGCAGCAACACAGCGGCTTGACCGCGAAAGATTTTTAGGCGCACGCGCCACTGACACACAGGCATTGCAATGGCCGCGTACTGGCGTGCGAAAGCCCGATACCTACGTCAATACTTACGCGACCGGGTTTCCGTTCCGCATATCCGACGATTACTTCGCAGACACCGAAGTTCCTGATCAGGTCAAGCGTGCTCAAATTGAGCTTGCTGTTTACCTGAAAAACAACGTTGATGGAATCAGCCTTGGCGGTCTTGAAGACTTTAAGAACGTCAAGATCGGCAGCCTTGACGTAACGCCTGACAAGACCGGTGCTGTTGGTGCAGATCGAATCCCGCCAATGGTTGAGCGTTACTTGACAGGGCTTAGAATTAGCGGACCAGGCAACATCGCAATCAAACGGAGCTGATCATGGGAATGGGTTATTCGCCGTCAAAGGCAATCATCATTACTGATACAGCCGCGCACACTGGCAGGTTTTACAAGGTGGAAGCCTTGAAAGACTCAGTCATTGCTGCGATGACTTCTGAGGGCATTACTGAAAACGGATCAGGTGCTCCGTCTGCAATCAACATTAATACCGGCGCTTGCATTGAAGGCGTAATTTTCACTTCGATTACTTTGACCTCTGGTCATGTCGTTGTTTATAGCGTCTGATGGGACTTGCTCAATCCCTTGAAAAAGTGGCCGGTACCGTCATCGCAAAGTTTGGCGGTGATGTGACAGTTCGTTACGTTTCTGCTGGCACTTATAACGCCACAACCGGCGCAATTACTGAGACAGCCAGCGACACCGACGTCAAAGGCGTACTGGAAGACGTAAGCGTTCGCGAGGTGAATGAGCTTGTTCAACAGGGCGATAAGCGTTTAACGGTTGCAGCCAAGGATTTGCCATCAGCACCAGAAACCAAAGATCGCGTTGTGATCAGCACGATTGTGCATCAAATCATTCGTGTTGAAACAACAGAGCAAGACAACACGGCGATCACTCACGAACTAATCCTGAGGGCATAACGATGGCACGTCAGATCAGGATTGATCAGATTGCTGATCTGATGGAAGAAGAAATCGAGCAGGTCGTCAAGATTGTTGCTCTTGAATGGACAGCAGAAGTTAAACAACAAACTCCTTTTGACACTGGAAGACTGCGGAACAATTGGCAGACAAGATTTCGCAAGTTTGAGGCAACCATCAGGAACAACATGGAATATGCAGAACCGGTTTTGTACGGCAACAACTTGCCTGAGTCTTGGGGTGGCGAATACCGCACACGTCAAGGTACGGTGCCTGGTTTCCCTGATTTAATTGGAAAGCAGATTGCAACGACAAGAGTGCCTCAAATCGTTGCAGCGTTCAGGAGGCGTAACTAATGGCTGCTGCTGATCTCAACGCAATCAGGGCCACCATTGAAGGCAGGCTCGCGACAGAGCTGGCTAGCAGCCCTGCCATTCCAGTCGTGTTTCACAACATGGCGTTTGAACCAACGCCTAACTCATCATTTGTTCAATGCCTTGTCAGTTTTGGTGCAAACGAGTATCTAAGCCAAGGGCTGACAACTAATTCTCAAAACAGAATTATTGGGATTGTCACCATCAACATCTTCTCTGCCAAAGGTGTTGGCCCTGGTGCTAATTTCATCATCGGCAAAAGGATTCGAGACCTTTACAATAGGGTCATCGTGTCGGGGGTTTTCTTCGACGCTGCAACAGGTCCAGAGGCACTGCTTTCAGCAGCACCCGAGGGCTATTTCCAAACCCAGGTCCGTGTGACCTTTGAATCCATCGAGGAACTCTGACCATGGCCACAATCCGAGGCGAACAAGGAGCAGTCCAGTTCGACGCTGCAGGCTCAAGCAATGCCACCATCGTTGGCACCCGTAGCTGGAGCCTGTCAACTACGAAGGAAACGCTTGACACCACAAAGCAAGGTGACACTTTCCGCAGTTTTGTTGGCAGCATGGTTTCAGGGTCTGGCTCTGTTGAGTTGGTGTACGACCCAGATGCAACAGGCCAAGCAGCGTTCCTTGAGGATGTGATCACGTCTGCTGACACAGCCGACGCCACCTTTGAGCTATTTACTACTGGCACAAGTGCTGACACCGATTCAGCCAAGTTCAACGGCATCATCACTGACATGGAGATCACTTCAACTGTTGGTGAATTAGTCGTTGTTTCCTGCAGCTTCGTCACTAGCGGCGCAATCACTATGAACTTGCAGTGATCTAGGGCTATGATTTAAGCGCAAGCTTTTATTTAATGGCTCAAAATCGCACCGTCGATCTGCTGGTTGGGGCGTTTGATCTCAACCAGCGCCGCAAATTTGAACTAAAAAACGCTGACGGCAAGAAAGTTGTAGATCTGTTTTTTAAACCGATCACACGCGCTGACCGCAAGAAAGCACAAAGCCTTTCCAACACTGAAGAGGCATTAGACATCAGCACGCAGATGCTGTGCCAAATGGCTGAGCTTGAGGACGGCTCAAAAGCTTTTGTTTCTGCTGATGCTGCCAAGTTGCAGCGGCAATTGCCTGAGTCTGTATTGAACGAGCTTGAGCTGTTCTTGTTTGGCCTTGGTGAAGAGGCTGACCTTGAAGAAGCAAAAAACGACTGAAGCAGGACAGTTGGCTCAATTTTGAGTTTTTCTTGTGCTGCGAATTGGGAATGACGCTGAGTAGGCTTCGTACGGAATTGACCGATGCGGAGCTTGTGCATTTTGCTGCGTACTACGAATTGAAGAGTGAACGGGAGCAACAGGCAATGGATCGCGCAAAAACAAGACGGCGGTAGGATAGAGCTAGTGCTGGATCAGTCGTGGCAAGAGCGAACGTTGAACTGATCGTCGAAGCCGCCAAGGCTATTAATCCGCTGCGAAAGGTTGAGCAGCACAGTAAAAAAGTTGATCAAGCATTAAAAAAGAATCAAAAAAGTGCGCGGGATGTTGAGGCGGCATTCCAGCGAATGGGGCGAAATGGCATAAGGAGTTTTCGAGATCTTGAGAGTAATGCTGCTCGCCTTGGCAAGCGCATGAGCGGTTTGCGCGGCACTGTCGGCAAAGCTGTTGTTGGTTTTGTTGCTTTCAAAAGCGTTCAAACTGGCATAGCAAGGCTTGAATCAGAACGCAGGATTCAACTGCTAGGGAAACAATTTGGCGAAGTAGCTGGCCTTCAAAATGCTGCAGCGCAGGCAGCAAAGAAATTTAAGCTAAGCCAAACAGAAGCAAATCAATCAATCGCAAATGCTTTTGCACGTTTGCGCCCGCTTGGTGTTTCTCTAGAAGATATAACTTCGACTTTCGGTGGTTTCAGAACCGCTGCAGTTCTTGGTGGGGCAACAGCCGCAGAAGCCTCTGCTTCTTTCACGCAGTTATCGCAGGCTTTAGGTTCTGGAGCATTGCGTGGTGATGAGTTCCGCAGCATTGCAGAACAAGCTCCATTAGTGCTTCAAGCTATTTCTGATGAGACAGGCATTGCCGCTGGCAAGCTGAAAGAATATGCAGCCGAAGGGTTGCTAACAAGTGACATTGTTATCAAGGCACTTAAGCGCATTGAGTCTGATGGCGCTGAAAGTCTTGCCCAGGCATTAAATGGTCCTGCCGCAAAAATTAAAGAGTTCCAAAATGCAGTTGAAGATGTACAGGTTGCGGCTACTGAAAGTGCCATACCTGCGATTACTGATGCAATATCCGAACTAGGCACCGTTATTAGACAGCTTGAACCAGCGATTCGTCTTATTGGGGGATTACTTGCCGGGATTGCTAGAACTGCTGGGAACATCGTTGAGAATATTTCTGGGGGCGGGAAACTTGCGGCTGCACAGCTTGCAGCAAATCAAGCAGCGACTCTGCAGGCTAGGAATAAATTCGGACCTCTTGCTAGGGAAGGTATTACGCCTGGCTTTAAAGAGTTTCGCGACCAAGTTCTTGAGCGTGAGCTGTCAAGGCGTCTAGCTATTGCCCGTGGGGCTGTACCTGGTCAGCTTCCTCCTAGCGCGGCTGATATTAGTTCAAGTCCCACGGAAACTTCGCTTATTACTTTGCCAACCAAAGATTCTGGTGGCGCGGATGAAGAGGAGAAAAAAGCAGCCGCATTAAAACAACAGCAGGAAGCATTTGCTAAATATATCTTTGATAAAGAAAGAGAGCAGTTGTTGATTGAAGCGCAAACGCCTCAACAGCAAGCACAGCTTGAGCTGGCTATGCAAAAATTTGATTTAGCAAGACAGTTTCCAGATATGTCTGAGAAAGAGCTTGCATTGGCTAGGCAGCAGTTGCAAATTAATTTTGACAGTCAAGTCGCGACTGATGAAAGGACGGCAACAGAAAAACAAGCGGCTGAAGATAAGAAAAGCGCGCAAGATGCAGAAGCGAAACGACTTGACGCTTTAAAACAAAAACAATTGGAAATAGCTCAAGCTATTCAAAACCAAGTAGTTGGTGCAATTGAAAGCGCAATCGATGGTTCTAAGAGCCTTGCCGAATCATTTACTGGCTTGCTAAAACAGCTTGCCATGATGCTTATCAAGCAACAAGTTATTGGTAATTTTGCAAGTTTGGGCGGCGGCGGTTTGCTTGGCCTTATCCCTGGGCTTGCAAAAGGAGGCCCTGCTTCAGCTGGATCGCCTTACCTGGTTGGCGAAAAAGGCCCTGAGTTGTTTGTGCCTAAAAGCAGCGGGACAGTAGTTCCTAATCACGCAATGGGAGGCTCTAACATCGTGGTGAACGTTGACGCTTCAGGCTCTAACGTGCAAGGCGACGGGCAGCAGTCCAAGCAGCTTGGTCAGTTGATTGGCGCGGCTGTTCAAGCCGAACTCGTCAAGCAAAAAATGCCTGGAGGACTTCTCAACTAATGGCTAATTTCCCTTCAATTACACCAACTTACGGCGTTCAAAAAACTAGCGCACCAAACGTTCGCATTGCGCAGTTTGGGTCGGGCTACAGCCAGCGCAGTACGTTCGGCATCAATCAAAATCCCAAGTCCTATAGCCTGACCTTTGTGGTCTCGGAAACGGATGCGGACACCATTGAAACCTTTTTAGACGCACGCGGTGGAGCGGAACATTTTGACTTCACACCACCAGGCGAAGCTAGTAGTGGCAAGTACATCTGCCGTGAGTGGAGTAAATCAATCCCATACTTAAACCGTGCCACAATCCAAGCAACATTTGAGGAGGTATTTGAAGCATGACGACAACTCCTGATGCAGTCGAAAGGGAACTACACAGCCTTGAACCGTCAGCAATTATTGAACTGTTTGAGTTGCATCTGACGCAAGCGGTCAATGGTGGCAATATCGTTTTCTATTATCATGCCGGGACGAATGAATTGTCCCAGGACATCGTGTTTGACGGCGTTACATACTCCGCAGTTCCTATTGAAGTTGATGGTTTTGCAGTGTCCACAAAGGGCACGTTGCCTCGCCCAAGCATGAGAGTTAGTAATGCTAATAATGCCATCTCAGCATTATTACTTTCATACAATCCTTTGCACGCAGAAGTAAGGCGTATTCGCACTTGCAAAAAATTCTTGGATGCAGTTAATTTTTCAAGCGGAACAAACCCAACGGCTGACCCAACAGCACTTTTCAATGGTGGTCACGAGTCTTGGTACATCGATCGTGTGGCAACTGAAAACCCGCAAGTTGTTGAGTTTGAATTGGTTGGCAAGCTTGATCTGACTAACTTGCGTTTACCTGCAAGGCAAGTTGTTGAGCATTGCCCTTGGGTCTACAAAGGCAACCAGTGTGGCTACAAGCCTGGAAAAAAATTCAACCTTCAGAATGAAGAAGTGTCAAGTGATTCGGATGATAACTGCGCCAAAAACTTGAGGGCTTGCAAGCTTCGTTTTCCGAAAGGCGAAGGCGTTGGGCCAAAGGATGAGTTATTGCCCTTTGGAGGCTTTCCAGGTGCCCGACTTCAGGTCTGACGCGGAAAAGCACGCAAAGCGTTCTGGGCTTAAAGAGTCCTGCGGCGTTGTTGTTGATGGCAAGTATTGGCCTTGTCGGAACGTTGCAGATGATCCCTGCCTTGATTTTGTTATTGATGCCAGGGATTATGCGACCGCAGCTTTATTTGGATCGATTGAGGCAATCGTTCATTCGCACCCTGATGGCGGACCAGCTAGCGAGGCTGATAAGCGTGCATGTGCTGGAACGAAACTGCCATGGCATATTTGGAGCGTGCCAGACAAACAATGGTTGACTATCGAACCCTGATCGGCAGGCAGTGGGAGTACGGCAAGTTTGACTGCTTTACGTTGATCCGCGACTGGTTTCGCCTGCAAGGCGTTGCCCTGCCTGACTTTGCGCGTCCTGATGATTTAGAAACTTGTGACAGTATCTTTCTTGAGCAAGCACAAGCGATTGGCTTTAAGCAAGTCAAGTTTGATCAAAGGAAGCCTGGTGACGTATTGATCATGCGCCTTGGAACGGTGACACCAATGCACGCTGCGGTCTTGTTGCCTGACGAGCGGATTTTGCACCAACGTCAGGATTCTTTGAGTGCGGTGGAACCGTTTGGGCGGTACTATGTCTCAAGAGTGGCGGCTGTTTTTCGATATGCAGCAGACCGTTAGGTTGCTGAATGACTTGGGTGAGCGTTATGGCTCAGAGCACGAGTATTTTGACCTGCGATCACCTGCGGAAGCGATCAAGCTGCTGTGCATTAATCAGCCTGAGTTTGCAAAAGAATTAGCAGAAGCGCACGAGTACGGCATTGGCTACACGCTTGTTCAAGCTGGTGAGCTTTTGGGTTATGACGACTTGCGTTTGCCTTTAGGCAGCAAGGATTTGATTTTGACGCCTGTGGTCGCAGGTAGTGGTGGCAGCACAGGGCAAATATTTCTTGGGGTCGGCTTGATCGCTGCGTCGTTTCTTCTCCCTGGCGCCGGAATCTTTGGCACGACCAGTGTTTTTGGCACAGTAGCTGCCGGCTCTACGGCAGCAGTGCCGTTTGTTGGAGCCATTGGTGTTGCTGGCACAGCACTTGGCACAGCACTTGGCACAGCCATAAGCGTAATTGGTGCCAGCTTGATACTTAGCGGCGTTTCGCAAATGTTGTCACCGCAGCCTGTAGTCCCAGACATGCAAGATAGGCTTAGACCTGGCGAAAACACTGGCGCGTCAGGGCCGCAAGGCGTTTCGCGTGCAACATCAGGCCAGCAGTCTTATGCGTTTAGCGGTCCAGCCAATACAATCGGCGTTGGGGCAACTGTGCCGCTTGTCTACGGTGAATTGTTGATTGGTAGCCACTTGCTTTCGTCAAAACTAGAAATTACAGAAGAAAGCGACCCTTCGAGCGATTACTTTAGTGATACTGGCTCCAGTTCAGTCACTATCAATGGCGAAAAAGTTGGCAATAAATTTGAATCTTTGAATGGACTACGGACAAGAAGATGGGAAAATTCAGACATAAAAGGCACTAGCGGAGACAACAGAATTAAGCCTAATAATAAACTTTCTATAAGAGAGGGCGCAGACAGGACAGTCGAAGAAGTGGACAACAAAAACAATGAAGCTGCAGAAAATTTGCAAGTTTTTCTTGAAATAAATAAAGGTTTATTCAATGTAATCGGGGGTAAATTTGTCCCGGCGTTTGTAACTTATGAAATTTTAGTTGGAAAGCTAAATTACTCAGGTGACGCTCCGACTTTTGCGCGAGTGCGTGGCACGGTGCAAGGATTGTTGAAACCTAGTCAAGGTTATAAATTTTGTCATGCCATAAGCTATGGCGAGGGCGGAAAAGAGGATGGTGACACCACTGTCTTTATCAAAGTTGAGGTTATTAACACCGACGCAGAGGAAGACAATCAAATCGTTGTTCGGGGATTAGGATATAAC